CCCGCCGATGCCGCATTCTGTTGGATTTGCAGCGCAATATAGTGCTTTAGCGCGGCGGTATCCGCGCCGACATCGTTCGTGGTTTGAATGCCCACGGCATTGAGCACGGATGCGAGCTTTCCGCCGCCGGTTCCGGTAAAGGCGTCCGGCGCCAAATCGAGAATCATCTTGTTATTGAAGTGCTGTGCCGGGGCAGCGGCGCCGAGCTTATTGGCCATCGATCGCATCGCCAGCAATTCGGGCACGCTTTGCGCGCTTTCCCCAGGCGGGAGCGCCATTACTGGTTTGTAGGCTGATCCGGGAGGCGCTTTGAATGAAATCCCGCCTTGCTGATTCCTTTCTGTGATGATCGGATTTCCAAGCAAGTCGGTTGTCGATTGCTGCAATTTATCTGGCGATATCCCGGGCGGAATGACGCCTGAAGCACCTGGGGGCTGCGCGCCCGCCTGTGGTGGCTGCAATGAGGAAATCGGCACCGGTTCTACGGCACCAGCCGCGCCGGGTTGCAATTGCAGCGGGGCGATAGCGCCTGATGCCGTTTGTACCGGCGTCACCGGCGCGTTGATTACTGCTGCCTGCGCCCCTGATCCGGCATTGGCCCGCGTGATGTTCTGCAACAGTTGCAACGCCGCGCCGGGCTGATGCGCCTTTGCTTTAACCTGCGATGCCCAAAAATCCGCCGTTTGTTTCGGCACCCCGCTTGCAACCATGGCGCTATAGGCTTCATTCGCCGCGTCGATTGTCCCGATAGGGTCGCTCTTGGCAATGCGCGGGTCCTGCATCAATCCGCCCGCGATTTGCATGGCTTTGGCCGACTGTTCGCCTTCGAGCTTGAACTGTGCGAGACTTGCGCCGGTCTGCGCCTGCGAAGATTCCGCTTTGCGCTGCAATATGTCAGTGGGCAGCGTTTCCTGCTTTTGCTCCAGGTTCAGCCGGTTCAATTGCAGATTTTGCGCTTTCCCCGCAATGTCCATCATCGACCCGAGCGTATTCATCGGGTTTTGGACTTGCGGCTGCGCAATGAAACCGTAGTCCGCCATGGCTAATTGTTAAACAGGGTATCGAATACGGGCGGGCTCGATCCGCCGCCACGCCCGAGGAATTGAGGCAACGCATACCAGCTTCCGGCGTTTTGCAGCCCGCCCGCCAACGCATTCGCGCTGCCCACGGTGCCCGCCGCCTGCGCCGCGCCACTCGCAATCTGCGACTGCGCCGCGTTGCCTGAAATCGTAGCCCCGGCATTGGCCACATTCGCGTTTGCCGTCTGCCCGAGGCCAGCGATATTCGAGAGTCGGTTAAAAATGTTCGTCTGATTGGCCGAGTAATTTGCGAAGGCGTTTTGATAGGCGTTGCCGGCGAAGTTTTGCGCGTAATCGTTCATGCCTTTTAGCGTGTTGCCGCTAAATCCGGTTTGAAGATTGGACGCATTCTGGGTGGCGCCTAAACCCTGCTGCAATTGGAATTGGTAGTTTGGCGCCAGGTTCGTTTTCAAATCCTCGGCACCGAATTGATGCGTAAATTGAGGCTGCAACTTGGCGATGTCGCCAAGCGCAGTAACGCCAGCTTGTCGGTACGGCGCCTGCTGTTCGTTGATCGTGTTGAACATCTGCAACTGCTGGTCAGTCGCCTTGTTCGCCGCGCTTGAGGCTTGATTGGCGGCAGATTTGGAAGCGCCCGCACTCAATGCGCTGCCGAACAATGCGCCGCCGCCCAAAACAAGTGCAGTTTCAATACCCATTGCCTATTCCCTCACGAACTTCCCGTCGCCCGCATTGGAGAACCCGAGCCGCGTCAAAATGTAGTGCATGTAGTCATGCCCAGGCGTTACTCTCGTCATATTTTGGCCGCTAAATATTGCATTCAGCAAGCCCTTCGTCGCCCAGCGCCTGCGCCATTGCGGCAATATCGACGCATGCACTTCTCCGGCTTTGTCGTACACCGCGCCGATAACCTCGCCGTCACGCACGATCGCGCGCACGTTCCAATCTGCCATTTGAGAGGCATACGCGGAATAATCTATAGGCTGCGTCCAATCGGTCGCATCAAAGCCAGTCTTTATGGCAGATTCCCTTTCATCGGTAAGAACGGTGCTCATACAATCCCCGTCCACACGCCAGCGGCTTTGTGATAAATGAACGAGCCCGCTGCTCCGTCATCCCTAAAGCAGAAATCACCGTCCGCCCCGTCAGCATTATTCGGTGCGCCCGTAGTTGCGTAGATTGAGCAGGCATGCGCCGCGAGGGCTGGCGTATTCGGTTGCAATGCGATCATCGTGAGAAACGAACGCCCGAATGGAACAGTAGCGAGCGCCGAGATTGCCGTCAGGTCTGAATCACGCGGCTGGCTTGCGGCAATTGCCGCAGCCTGCGCCGATACCGCAGCGCCTGCCGCATCGTAAGCGGTTGCCGCGGTAAAGGCTGCACTTCCAAGAGGACCGCCACCGTCTTGCAACAACGCGCCGGATGGGTCTGCGAATATGGCAACGTGCCCGCCAATTGCAACGGCTGGCCCGGTGACATTTCCAGCGCCTGCAACGGCTACCTGCTCCTGGCGGAAATACATCTGCCAGGTAAAGTCCATGTACCCGGTAGCGTCGATCAGCTTGCATTCCGGGAAATGGGCCTCGGCCATCAATTGCTCCCGGCAGATGCGTTCAGGTTCGCCGATACCACCACGCGGAATACGGGATCGGTACAGACGATCTCAAAAACCCTATCGCGCGCCCAGCCGAGCCTACGCTTGATCGCCCGATTCTTGTACTTGCCCATCTTTCCTAGTTTCAGGATGTGGTCGTTGCCCCAGGTAAAACCACCATCGTTGCTCCATCTTAAGATGCATTCTGGGTCCGATCCCTGCCCTGCATTCAGCCCAACACCAGGCTGGAACTGAATCTGCAAATCGTGGAAAAATTCCCGCTTCAAATCGCTCGTCAGGTGCCGGCAACGGCGCAGGCATGGCAGCGTGGCACCATCGTCGGTAAAGGTGGATTCGGAGAGCGCGTAGATTTTGCCGTTCTCGAAATCCCCGACCACCACATCGTCGCCGAACACGGCCGCGCAATTGCTGCGGTGCCGGTGATAGACGCCTAGCGGATCGCGCCATGCCCGCTTGTGCCATAGCGTCGTAGCAATGTCGTAGCACCACGTCACGTCCTGAGTTGGGAACGTGAGCATGTAGAATTCATGCCCAGACTGCGCGTATGTATAACCAACAGCGTCTGCCGTGACCGGATATTTCTGGATTGCCTGCTCTACCGCAAAGGTAGAGATGCGCTGCGGCGCCGGTATCGCCGCGCCCCAAGTGACAACGGTAGCGGCCCCGCGCGTATCCTGCGCGAGAAACGCGATGCCTTCACCCAGGCGCGCGATGGAGTGTGGCGCCCCGCACCCGTGCTGCATTGATGAACCGGGGATGATGGCGAAGGTAAGGGGGAACGTGCCAACATTGACCCAACGCTCGCTATAGCGCTCGCCAAGCAGTAGGAGTTGGCGATGGTCCGCAATCAGCGCAATGAGATTGCCAGAAGCTCCGATCATTGCTCCAAGATTCACGCTGGACGTTACAACAAACGAGTCACTATGCCCGAACTGGTTAGTTCCAGGCCGGTTATAGACGAAAAAGTTATCCACCTCGTCGACCACATCGGCCCCGGTAAATGCGCCATCGGTGAGCGCTGCGAACGTGTTCGTCGTCCAGTTGTAACTGTAACGGTTAGGGCCATCCACGATCATGGCGACGAAACCGTTATCCGCGATGTGTACGATGCCGGTGGACGTTCCGAGCGTTCCTACTGCCGTTGCAGCGTAGGCAAGCGTCACCCGATAGAGCGTGCTGCCAACCACGGCGAGCATGAGCGTGCCACCGGTGAGCGTGTGCAGCGCACGTACTTCGCCTACCGCAAATTCGTGCCGAGTAAGAAGCCCTGGCGCCGGCAACAAGGCAATGACGCCGCGCTCGCCCTCTTGTTTCGTGGGGTCGATTTCGGTATACCAGTTCACGCACTCCTGGTCATTCTCTGTCATGGATGCGGCGACATATGAAGCGCCGACGAAATTAAAATCCATTCGTATTGCTCAAGGGACAAAACCGCCGGTCAAAATCCATGACGCTGGCGCACGTCCATTGTGGGTCAACAGTGCCGGATCAAAGCTGGCAACGTATGGCGGATTCGCATTTGTGCGCTTGACCCACGCGCGCGAGTCTGCCGCATTTTTCACAACCAATTGCACGAGACCGGAGTCGCCCGCCTTTCCGTATTCGGTCAAAAGCTGTTCGGCGAGATTCCAGCGGATCGCCTGAGCGTAGCCTTGCGGCAGCGTCACAACGTCATTGATCGTCGTGAATGCCTGGAGTACGGTCTCACAAAAAAGATGCATTTCACCTGACCCCGGAATCGGCCAGTACGTAAGATTGCCTACCGGATGCGACGGTTGATAGTACAGGGCGCGGGGCCACGGGCCATTCAGCGATTTCAGGCCAATCAGCTCGTAGGTTTCGACGTTGAGCACCGCAACCGGGTAATCCAGCGTTGACGAACGCACAAAGGCGCTATTGATGCGCAACGGACGCTGGTAGTAGGTCTGCATCGCCTCAGCGAGAATCGGCACGGCGTAATTGATATTAACGATGTAGGTGCCGATGCCGCCGGCGCCGGTCTGAAACGCGACGATTTGCGTGCCCGCCGTCACGCCTGCGCCAGTGATGTACTGACCGAGTGCGATATTGCCGGACGGAACGGCGGAAACAGTGAGCGTCGTCAGCGACAGTGCGCCAGTGAATGCGCCGCCGACAGTGCCGCCCTCGCCTATCGTATAAGTTGCAACATTGGTTTGCAGCGTATGGATGATTTCCGTCACATACGGAACCATTAGCGTGGAATTGCTCCACGTCTCAAGTAACTCGTTCAAGGTATCGAAGGCGTCATTGGCGTCCTCTTGGTCAGGCGGTTCGCCTGCGGCGCACGCCCCGATGGCACGCAAGGCGCGCGTAACGAGGTCGAGCGCCTGCGTCATGGCGCTACAAACCGATTCCGGGCTGTACCTTGATTACGGCCGTAACAGACGCCGTGCCGCCAGAGAAAAATGCATCGGATGGCCCCGTAATCACTGCCTGTTCACGCGCCATCAGGTAATAGGCCCTCGCTGTGCTGGCTGGTGCAAGTGCGTTCGCCTGCGCCTCGGCCGCCGTCTGCCCCCATCCGACGATGCAATCAATCGCGCCGTCAATGTTCGTCAGGCAGTATTGCTGCGTCTGCACATTGTTCAGGCTGATCGCCTTGACCGCCGTGGGCGGCGTCACGGCAGCCGTAAAGCTCAGCAGCGGCCCGCATGGATTGAAGGCGATCATGCCGGTTCAAGCGTGACTGTGACGCAGCCGACGGCGAGCGTCGCGGTGCCGGTGAGCACGTAGCCGAGCGAATCCCCAACTTGCAGCGTGAGCGAATCCTGATTCGATACCAGCGTGAGCACCTGATTCACGTCTGCCGTGCCTTTCAGGTTCGCCGCCGTGCCAGTGGTGATCGCGGTTCCGCTTCCAACAGCAATGCCGGATGGCGCCTTGAAAAATGCGAGACTGACGGCGCCCGCATCGTTCCCCGCTACGCGCGGCGTCACGGTAATGTCCGTCACCAGCATCGGGATGGAAGCCGTGAAAAACTTCTGCGTGACCAGCGCGGCCACATAGTTGAAGGTGACAACCTTCGATTCGTCCTGCGCCGTGGCGACGCCGCGCACTCGTCCTGTCATGACGGTACGCTACCTGGCGTCTTTGACGCTTTCCCGGCCGGCGCCGAAGCATCCGCTGCCGGAACTACCAGGGGCGATGCCGGCACATTGGTATTGAGCGCCGCATCGAGTTCCGCAATGTGCCCATTCCAGCGATTGAACACCGAATCCAACTTTTGCTGCGTCGCCGTATTCAGTGCCGTGCCGGAGAGCACATCGGCCACCTGCTCCTTCATGCTTGCTAGGAATTTCTGCAAGCTCGCTTCGCGCGCGCTGGCTACAGTGATTTCGGCGAGAATTTGTTCGTTCGTCATGTCACTTCCTTTCAGATAAATTACGCAGATACTGGCGCGTTGTCGAAGGCAAATCCGTAGACAAAAACGTCAAAGCTCGCCTGCGCCGTATTGACCACGGTTACGCGGTAGTAGAGCGTTTGCGTGTTCGTCACAACGGCAGTCGATGCTACGGTCTGTTGGACGACGATGGTCGCATCGGTTGCGGCCGAGAGCGCCGCAGCAGTCACAATCGTCACACCGCCAGCAGACGGCGCAGTGTACAAACCGCCAACGGCTTGCGCCAGACTTGCCGTAGTGTCCGTCACGATAACGTAGAGCACGGAAAACTTGCTCGTATTGATTACCGGAATCGGCGTGTCGGCGACGGCGTTTGCGCTCACGTTCAGCGCCTGGCCAAGCAAGCGTATTTGCTGATTGGACGAAAGATTTTGCAGCGGGGTAGAGAGTTGAGAATTTGGCGCGGCCATGCTGGCTCCTATTGTTTGATGGTTACGAGGATGCGTTGATCTTGAGTCATGACAACGACGGTATTGGCACCCGCCGCAACCTGGATGTCAGGCTGCCCGCACGGATCGCCGTTGATCGTTTGCAGTTTGACCGTGACCGGAGCGAATGTGGCGCCGACTGAGACTGTGACGGATGAAGTCGCCATGATTTATGCGGCCACGCGACAGGCCGTCTCCTGGTACAGAGGCGCCCAGCCGAACAAGATATCGAAGCGGGTCGGAAGCTGGTCTGAGTTAATGACGTATTGGCGCACTACTCGAATTGACATCCCCGATTCCTTGCTGCTTGCGCGTCCAGCGAAATCCACGCCACCAGGCAGCGGCAAATCCGGCATTGCGCAGGTAAATGCATTTTTGTGGAATAGAATGTTTTGCGGACTCGTGATGCCGACGCCAGAGACGCCCAGAGACAGCGCGGTAACGGCCGCGGTCGCACTCGAAGCGGTAATGCTCACATTCTGGAACTGCCCGCCCCAGATAATCGCAGGCGCCACGGTAATCGTGCCGGTGGATGCGCCGGTAATCGTCAGGTCATTCTGGACGACGAAAGTGCGCGGCTTGTTGCCGTAGATTTGCCGGTTCTGCGGATTGACCGGGAACACGTTGGCGATGGAAATGATGTCGCCTTTTTTCAGCGTCACCGTTGCGCCTGCCGTGAGAACAAAGGTACTCGTTTGCGCCCACCCGGTGCCGATGCCGAACGTGGTGCTCGGTGCGGTCAAGGTGCTCGCCGTTGCCGCAGCCCAGGAGCCGAAGGTTTGATTGTTGATGTTCTGGTCCACATACCAGTCCATGCCCGCGCTGTCGCGGCCCATGCGCCCGGATTTGTACTGGCTCGAAATCTTGTCCCCCGGCATGAATAGGCCTTTCAGCGCGTCCACGATTGCGGCGCCCGTGAATTGCTCAATGCACACGCTGCGTCCATTTCCTTTCGGCGTCGCTTCCGCCGTTAGGTAGGCCCCGGCATTGAGATAGGTCAGCAGCGCCGTGGGCGGTGTTCCTGGCACACCGACGATGTTCGCCACGCTGTTTTTCGCCATTTGCAGGCCGATGAAGTCAACGCGGTTCGCAACGGCGGCGACGGCTGGCTTGATGACGTTATCGCTGAATGCGCCGAGAGACAGGCGCAGGTCTTTCGTGGTGAAGGCCACATCGACGTGAAATTGATCGCCGTACGCAGTGGGATCTCCCACCTTGACCGGAATACTGGTCTGGTTGAAATCTTCAACTGCGAGATTCGGCCCCGATGTGCCGATGAAGCGCGGTGGGCGCCGTACGTTCAACGTGTCGCCAATCTTCGCGCCATCGATGCCGAATGAATCGTCGTAGGTGCGTAGAACTTGGCCGGTAAAGGTAATTTCATTTTCGAGCACCATAAGCGCTTCATTGGTGATCATCGAAATCGTCAGCAACGTATCCAAGGCAGCGAG